ACTATCAACAATAGAAGGGATTATAAAAGCAAAAGATTTAGATATTTACACTGAAGTATATACTAAAGATGGTGGATGTTTTTTAGTTGAATCTGAAATTGTTGAAGAACAAATAGAATTATATGATATTGTAAATTCTGGTATTAAACACTTATACTATTCCAATAGTATTGTATCTCATAATTGTGAGTTTTTAGGATCTGTTGATACTCTGATTGCTCCAAGTAAACTTAGAAATCTTGTGTATGATCAACCAAAGACAAGAAATGCTGGTCTTGATGTTTATGAAGATTCAGTTAAAGAGCACGATTATTTAATTACAGTTGATGTTGCAAGAGGTGTAAGTGCAGACTATTCTGCATTTATAGTAATTGATATAACACAGTTTCCTCATAAATTAGTTGCAAAATATAGAAATAATGAAATAAAGCCAATGTTATTTCCAAACATAATATTTAAGGTAGCTAAAAATTACAATGATGCTTATATTTTATGTGAAGTTAATGATATTGGAGATCAAGTAGCTTCATTATTACATTATGATTTAGAGTATCAAAATGTTTTGATGTGTTCTATGAGAGGAAGAGCAGGGCAAGTTGTTGGTCAAGGATTTTCTGGTAAGAAGACTCAACTTGGAGTTAAAATGTCTAAAACTGTTAAAAAAGTAGGGGCATTAAATTTAAAAACTATTATTGAAGAAGATAAGATGATCTTTAATGATTATGATATCATTTCAGAACTTACAACATTTATTCAAAAATCAAATTCATTTGAGGCTGAAGAAGGATGTAATGATGATTTGGCTATGTGTTTAGTAATATATGCTTGGTTAGTAGCTCAAGATTATTTCAAAGAATTAACAGATCAAGATATTAGAAAAAGATTATATCAGGAACAAAAAAATCAAATAGAGCAAGATATGTCTCCTTTTGGTTTTATAGTTGACGGTAATGAAAGCACTAATTTTGTAGATGTAAATGGAGATCGTTGGTATGTTGATGAATATGGGGATATGTCTTATATGTGGGATTATATGTAAATAAACAAAATAATAAATAGTTTTTAGATAAATGAGAACTAAGGAGAGAAAATGGCAACTCCCCAATTGTCACCTGGGATAATCACCAGAGAGGTTGATTTAACTGTAGGAAGAGCAGAAAATGTTTTAGACAACATTGGTGCAATTGCTGGACCATTTTCAATTGGACCAGTTGAAGAACCCATTGACATTTCAACAGAACAAGAACTTATTAATGTTTTTGGGAAACCAATTTCTAGTGATAGGCAATATGAGTATTGGATGAGTGCTGCATCTTATCTCTCATATGGTGGAATTTTAAAAGTTGTAAGAGTTGATGATAATAATCTAAAAAATGCACGAGTTGGGTATAATACGACTGCAACAGTTGATATTAAAAACTTTGATGATTACAATTCTCAAGATACGGGTAATTATCATTTTGCAGTAAAAACTCCAGGAACTTGGGCAAATAATCTTAAAGTTTGTGTAATTGACGATAAAGCAGATCAGATTATTGGTATTAACACAACTAATCTTTCTGATTTAGGTGCTACTATCGGAGCAGGTGTTACAGCAGGAATTTCCACAAATATTATTGGTGTTGGTACTATAACTAGTTTTTCAGGTTATTTGAAAGGAATCATTACTGGAGTTTCTACTGATAGTACAAACGGTGGATCTACAATTGACGTAAAAATTGTATCAAGAGTTTCTTCTGTAGGAACTGAAACTCAAATAACTTATGCAGAAGGGTCTAGATATTCATCTTTTGAAGGATTTGATACTTTATTTTTTGTAAACAATGTTGGAGTCAATACAGGATCTAGCACAACTTCTACATCTGCAATAGATTGGTATGACCAACAAACATTAAATCTTACTAATTCCACATTGTACTGGAAGTCAATTGCACCAAAACCAGTTACTACACAGTATGCTTTAGATAGAAATAGTAAAAATGATGGAATTCATATTGCAGTTATTGATGATAATGGAACAGTAACTGGAATACAAGGAAATATTCTTGAGAAGCACTTAAATTTATCTAAAGCAACTGATTCTGTTTCAGGTGTAAATTCACCACAAAAAACTTGGTATAGAAATTATCTTGCAAATTTCTCAGAATATGTTTATTCTGGAACAAATTATTATACTTCTTCAGATAGTGTAAACGATGTAACACCAGTAGTAACTGGATTTACAACTTATTCTGGAACCAAGTCAGAATCATTCAACCCAATTACTGCATCAAATGGAGGTTGGAATAAGGAAGCGCAAGGTATCGTATTTAATGCAATTGGAAGTGTAACCTTCACTCTTTCTGGTGGTGCTGATTATTCTGGAAATGGTATGAGTGCTGATTTAGGAGCATTAAATACTGCTTATGATTTATTTGCAAATAATGATGAAATTGAAGTGGATTATTTAATTTACGGTCCTGGATTAGATACAAAGGACAATTCACAAGCAAAAGCAAATAAAATTATCTCAATTGCTGAAAATCGTAAAGATTGTGTTGCTGTAATTTCACCATACAGAGGTGCAGTAGTTGATATTACAAATACAACTACACAAACAAATAATGTAATTGATTTCTTCTCTCCATTATCTTCTTCATCTTATGCAATCTTTGATAGTGGTTATAAGTATACTTATGATAGATTTAATAATCTATTCCGTTATGTACCTTGCAATGCCGATATTGCAGGTCTTATGTCTAGAACAAATATTACTGGATTTCCTTGGTTTTCACCTGCAGGCCAGCAAAGAGGTGTTTTAAATAATGCAATTAAACTTGCATACAACCCATCAAAAGCGCAAAGAGATCTTCTTTATAAAGCAAGAATTAATTCAGTAATTAACCAACCAGGTATTGGTATTTTATTATTCGGTGACAAAACTGCATTATCATATGCTTCAGCGTTTGATAGAATTAATGTTCGTAGATTATTCTTAACCGTAGAGCAATCTCTACAAAGAGCAGCACAGTCTCAGTTATTTGAATTAAACGATCAAACTACAAGAGCAAACTTTGTTAATATCGTTGAACCATATTTGAGGGATGTTCAGGCAAAGAGAGGTGTATATGACTTTTTAGTAATTTGTGATGAGACAAATAATACTCCAGAGGTTGTTGATAATAATGAATTTAGAGCAGATATTTTCTTAAAGCCAACTAGATCCATTAATTATATTACTCTTACATTTGTTGCCACTAGAACTGGAGTTTCTTTCCAGGAAGTAGCTGGTAGAGTTTGATTTGATTATAATTAATTACATACGGAGGTTCTAAAAATGTCAACTCTCAGAACAATTACAGGTTTTAAAGAAAGACTTGCTGGTGGTGGAGCAAGACCAAATCTTTTTGAGGTGGAAATTCCAAGTTTCCCAGAACCACTACAAAATTTATGGTCAACTGGTGCCGGTCAAGAAGTTGAAACATTTAAGTTTTTATGTAAAACTGCTGCTCTTCCAGCATCAAGTGTTTCTCCAATTGATGTTCCATTTAGAGGGCGTATTTTAAAAGTAGCAGGAGATCGTACATTTGATGTTTGGACTGTTACTGTGATTAATGACGAAGATTTCAAGCTTAGAACTGCTTTTGAGCTTTGGATGAATAATATCAGTAAATTAGAGAACAATACTGGAGCAACAAGCCCAACAGCTTATATGACTGATGCATATGTTCATCAGTTGGGTAGAGGTGCTGGTACAATAAAATCAACTACAAATTCTGAATCTACTAATAATACAGATATTACGCCATTAAGAACTTATAAGTTCTATGATATTTTCCCAACAAATGTATCAGAAATTGCTCTATCATATGATTCATCTGATACTATTGAAGAGTACACTGTAGAATTTCAAGTACAGTGGTGGTCTGCAGAAAATACAGACGCAACTAATACTGAAATTTCATAATAAATAGTAGAAACTAATTATAAGTATATAATGTCTAAACTATTTGGATTTTCTATTGAAGATGATGATAAAAAATCTTCTAGTGTGGTCTCTCCTGTCATTCCAAGTAATGAAGATGGGTCAGACCACTATTTAACTAGTGGTTTTTTTGGATCTTATGTAGATATTGAAGGAGTATATAAGTCAGAATTTGAATTAATTAAACGATATCGTGAAATGGCCCTACATCCTGAGGTTGATAGTGCTATTGAAGATATTGTAAATGAAGCAATTGTTTCTGATGCTAATGATGTACCAGTTCAAATTGAACTTTCAAACTTAAATGCAAGTGATGGAATAAAAAATAAAATCAGAGAAGAGTTTAGATATATTTTAGATTTATTGGATTTCAATAAAAAATGCCACGAAATTTATAGGAATTGGTATATTGATGGTAGATTATATTATCATAAAATAATTGATTTAAAAAAA